TTGCGCGATCGCGTGCGAATGCCGTCCGCCGGGCAGAACAGCCGCGGCACGACGTGCCAGCGGTCCCCGTAGGCCGCCGGCGGGAACACCAGCACCCAGGCGGCGATGTCGGCCGTTGACGCGAGGTCGAGCGCGCCGAAGCAGTCGCGGCCGGCGAGCTCCTCGAGGTCGACCGGCGTAGCGCACTTGTCCCAGAGTTCAATCGGCAGCCACACTGAGGACTGCTCGGTCCACACGCAGAACAGCAGGCGCGCGACGATGTTGCGCTTCGACGGCATGTCGCGCGCTTCGGCGACCTGTTCCTGCAGGTACTTCTCGGTAATCGAGACTCCGAGATTCGGGTTCGATTTGATCCAGCAGGCCGGATCGTTCAGCCAGTCGTCACCCTCATCGAGAGCGGCGACGTAGGCGAACCATGCGTCGTTGTCGACGACGCCCTGCAGCACCTTAGTGCTGTAATCGTGATGCTCCCAGCACACACTGTGCCGGTCGTATCCGCTGTTTGTGATTTCGAAGATCAGCGCCTGGCGGCGTTGCTTCGTGCCGGCGCGCATCTTGTCGACGACGATACTCGTCGGGTGCTCGTGCAGCTCGTCGATGACGGCGGCGTGCACGCGCTTGCCGTCGAGGCCGCGGCCTTCCGACGACACCGGTCGGATGTACGAGCCCATCGCCGGGTAGGCGACGTTCTGCTCGTTGATTTCCAGCCGCCGCGACAGGGCCGGCGACGCTTCCGCGAAGCGCTTGATGTCGCGGAAGCATATCTTCGCCTGGTCGCGCGTGACGGCCGCGGCGTAGACCTCGGCGCCGGCTTCACCGTCGGCGACGGCCAGGTACAGCGCGACGCCCGCGGCGAGCGGTGTTTTACCGTTGCCCTTCGCGATTTCGATGTAGGCCGTCCGGAACCGGCGGAAGCCGTCAGGGCCGAGCCAGCCGAACAGCGAGCCGACGACAAACGCCTGGAACGGCGACAGATTGAACGGCAGCCCTGCGTACTGGCCGTCGGCCAGCGTCAGGCATTCGATGAATACCATCGCCCGCGTCGCGAGCTGCACGTCGAACGTGAGCCCCCGAGCCGGCCCTTCCTCGAGGTCGCGCAGGTGGCGCTGGCATGCCAGGCGCACCCACGGACCAGCGACGGCCACGCCCTGGACGACGTCGCGGGCGTAGGCCGTTGTGCGATCGATCACGCGACGCCCGTCGCCCTCAGAAACGCGTCCATCGGATCTGATTCCGGGAACAGCGAGGCCTGCCCGCTGTCCGCCTTCACGCGCATCCGCGCGGACGGCGACAGCCCGAACTCGGCGGCGTGTCGTGCCATCTCGGCAGTCGCGCGGTTGTAGGTCTGCATCAGCGCGGAGATCTGTTTGTAGCCGGACGGCGTCCGGTCTACGAGGCCGCGCAGGCGATCCGGCAGGACGGGGTCGTTTTCACCCTCGCCCTGCAGGCGCTTGATCTCTTCGCCCGTGCGCACCATCAGCGCGTAGGCCTGGCAGTAGGCCGCCAGGTGCGCGACATCGAGCGTTGAGATGAGCCCGAGCTTCTCCAGCTCGGGCGTGATTCGGTCCCATTCGGCCCGGGCTTCGCTCAGCAGCCAGCCCGGTGCGTCCGGGATGGCAACGGCTGGACCCGTGCCGGGCGCAGCCTGGGATCGGTGGCCGGGGTTCCCGTTCAGCAGGTGAATGCTCGCGGGTTTGGGCGCTGGCCCTCTCTGCCCCATGTACCCCCCTTCCGAAACTTGCGACGGCTCGTGCGTGATTAGGTGGTCGGTCTAGCGCAAACAGCTCGCAGCTATTTGCCCCGCCCTCCCCTATCGATTCGAGCGGTCTTGCGGCTGTGGCACGAATGACACAACGCGCGCAGGTTCGACCGTTCGTCGCTGCCGCCCTTCGCCTTGGCCACGATGTGGTCGACATCGCTGGCCAGGTGCCCGCAGCCTGGTGTCTCGCACACTGGCTGCTCGTGCAGGACCAGCAGGCGCAGTCGCTGCCACCGTGCACCGTAGCCCCTTGCCGCTGCTGTCCCGCGAACCTGGTCGTGCTCACGATGTACGTCAGCACGCGTGCGGGACTGCGGTGGTTTGAACGTTGGCGCTCGGGTCGGCATCAAAAACACGAAAGCCCGCGCGGGGCGGGCTTGTGTGCCGGACGAATCGGCAGCTGAACATAATCTAACACAGTTATTCTCAAACCATACCCACACCTACTTCCGCACCAGTTGCAGCGGCTCGCCACTGCGGCCCTCGAAGAAGTTCGAGCCATTGCCGCCTACGTGCCGCAGGTACTCGATGTCGAGCTTCGCCGAGTTGATGAGCGTTTGTGCAACGTCACTGATGGCCTTGGCCCGCTCGATGTCCATCGGGTTGTCGTTGTCCGCCAGGCCTTCGAGCGCGGCGAAGAGATGGTTCCTGAGATCCTCAATCTTGTTTTTCACTGTCGACCCTCCTGTTGATTTTCCTTTTCAGCGCACCGTTGAGCTGGACCACATGCCTGAGCTCAGGCGGCAGCACGGTGTGGATCGAGTTCCTGCGCATGTGCTCGACGTGCGTGACGAGCTCGAGGTTGTCGATCCGAATGTCGGCCTTGTCGCCGTTCTTGAACGAAAGCCGGTGCCCTTTCGGCACGGGCCCGTGATGCTCTTCCCATACCAGGACGTGCACGAACTTCCAGTTAAAGCGGGCGTGCGACTGGCGTGAGTCCGAGATTTTCCGCTTCAGGTAGCCATCGACGCCGATGACCTCGGTGCCGACCGGCACCGTGTTGTGCGGCAGTTGGCCGGGCTGGAACTGGTGCTCGACCGATCGCCCGCCGGCCCGGTAGCGCGTGCCCTTGTTCCAGCTTTTCAGGCCGGGCTGGAACCGGTGTTTCATGCTGTTGGGAATGGTGCGACCAGGTGCGGCACGGCCCGATGCCGGCTTTTTTTTTGCGGTACGCGCAGCGCGGCTTTCGCGCGCCCGTCGCACCGTTGCCCCCTCTGCGTCCGTTGCGCTGCCTTCCTCGGCGAAACGCGCCCAAAACGCTTTCACGTCGGCCATGCGCCACCGCGAAAGCCTGTGCGCGCGCACGACGGGGGGCGGAGCGCGGCCGGTCTTGACCATCGCGTACCAAGTCCCGCGATGCACGGAGCCGGCCGCAGCAGCCATTGCTGCCGTCACCAGCGCGCAATCCTGCAGTGGCGTAGGAAGCGGCTGCTCTTTAGCGGCCCGTTCAACATCCCGCCGCGCCTCGGCGAGTTCGGCGAGCAAGTCGTCGCACTCCTGCGCGAATGCAAGCCGTTCAGAGCGGAGTCGCTCGATTTCATCTATGCACAACCCAAGCGCAGCAACCGCGCCCGCTGGGGCCATGCCGTTGCAGCGCTCATCCCAATAGCGCATTGCGTCGGCAGGGGTTCGCGTGTCCAGGCCATAATTGACTTGCCAGCAGGCAATCATGTCGTGGTCAATCACGGCTTACCCTCCAATGCGGCGCGCGCACGGTCGGCCTGCCATTGGCTGTCGTTGCTCCACGCTATCTCCCCCAGCGCCCGCCGCGCCGCGTCGAGTTCGGCGCGGAGGGCATCCCGCTCCCGCCGCATAATCGAGTTGGCGATCATCACGCGGGCCATGTCTGTGCCGGGTTCCGGCATGGCTACTAAGAGTTCCCCAGCGGCCAACTCTACATCCCGCCGCGCCTCGCCGAGTTCGGCTTCAAGCTTGTCCACGCCCACGGCGGCAAGTATGTCGATTACGGCTTTCCGCAGATAATCCGTCGGGTAGCCGCCGTCCGGGTCATCGACGTAGTTGCTCAATGCGTCGAGGCACGCCTCGATTCGTTCGTCGTGGGTCATGGCGCAATCCCCATCGCCGCGCGCATCTTCGCGCCATTGCGGGCCCGGATGTCAGCGAGGCGCTGCGCACGGGCCGTGTCCTCGGTCGACGCCTTGGTTTCGGCGCGGCGCGTGTTCTGCTTGGCGATGATGGCCTCTCGCTTGGTCGCGTAGTATTCGCGGGCATACGCCTTGCGGGCTTCACGGTTGCGCTCGTAGTAGCTGCGCATTTCGGCCTTTCGCTTTTCGGGATCTCTCACGGTTTGACCTCCTCGGCGAGCAGCACGTAGGCCGCTCGGAGTCTGCGGTAGTAGGTGGCGACGGAGCACCGGCACACGCGCGCCATCTCGGCCGGTGGCAGCACGTCGTCGGGGTTTGCGTGGTCGTGCATCAGCTTCACGACCAAATTGAACTCGGGCGGCAGCGACTGGATGGCGCGGTCGACGTCCAGCATCATCCGGTCGAACGCCGGGTTGTCGTGCTCGATGCTCGTCGAGCGCGGCGTGTCGTGCTTCGTGTAGCGTCCCAGCAGCGAGCCATAGCCGAGGCCGATGAGCAGGCCGCCGCGCTTCCACGCGCCCCACTGGTCGAGCCTGAGCTCGAGCCAGGCGAAGCTGTCAGCGGGTCTTGTGTTTGCAGACATCGCGCACCGTGAATCGTGACACTTCGAATTTCTTGCCGATGGCGCCATAGCCGAGGCCGGTGTCGTGCAGCTGGCGCACCAGGCGCACGTCATCGTCTGTGAGCTTCGCGCGCGGGTGTTCTTCGCCGCGGCGGTAGCGGTAGCCGCGGCGGGTCATTTCGCCGCCCACCCTTCAAGCTCGGCGGGCTCGAGGTGCACGACGAGCTCGTCGGCGAGGCTGCCGGACGTGGCGCACTCGACGCCGCACGCGGCATAGCCCGCCAGATCCACCCACGAATCGACGTGGCCGCTGTTCTGGGCCACGCGGGCGAGTTTCATCAGGGCCAGCAGGGCCGCGACGTCGTGCGCGGCCAGGAGCGGCCCGCACTCCGACAGGTAGGTCGTCCAGAACTTCGCGATGAGCCCGAACGAATCCTCGGGCGGCGAGTACACCGCGGCGCGGTTTTTCAGCACGCACTCGGCGGCCGTCTCCAGACATTGCTGTCGATTCACTGGTCCCTACCTCCCAACAGGAGGGGCCCAGGTAGGGACCCCGTAAGTGGCTGATCTATAAGCTTGGTCCCCAAGGTCCCTACCTGCACACACAAATATGTGTACAGGGGCGCGCGCGTCGCGCGCATACGTGGGCGCGCGCGGGCGTTTTGGCCGAGGTAGGGCAAACGCTTGATCCTGCTCCGAAAAAGCGGTCCCTACCTTGGTCCCTACCTTTTTCGAGGTAGGGCAAGCCGTTGATTTAAAAGGCATCGCGGTCCCCACCGGTCCCTACCTCGACGGCGTTTTGCCGAACGTAGACGTACCTCGAGCCGGATTTACGGCCCGCCTTCCACTCGCGCCGGACAAAGCCGAGCGACCGCAGGACCTTCGCGACGCGCATCTGCATGCCTCGCTCGTCCATCTTCGCGGGGTCGACCTTGATCGCATCCTGCAGCACCTGGTGCGTCGTGATCCCGTCGGTGTCGGACTGCATCGTGATCTCAGGCTGCGCGAGCCAGAGTCCGATGACCGACTCCCACGGGTCCTCGATGAGGCGCAGCGCCTGCTGCTCGTCGAACACCTCGCGGTGCTCGTCCTCGGGCCAGTAGGTTTCGCCTTTTTTCCACCGGTAGTAGGCCTCGGCCCATAGCTGGTCGCGGTCGCGTCTCAGCTCGTCGGGCTTGATGCACTTCGCGTACACCGGCCAGTACCTGCGGTTGCCCGTGCTGTCGCGCAGGTAGGCCTCCTCGTTGGTCGTGCCGGCGAACACGCATTGCCGTGGCACGTCGATCGAGCGCCGCCCGTATGACGGTCGGTAGCTGTCCACCGGTGACGAGAAGAACGCCTTCGCTTTCGTGCTCTCGGCCTTGTTGAAAGAGTCCAGCTCGGCGAGCTCGATGAGCCACTTGCCGCGCAACATCTGGTACGCGTCCTTGTCGCCGAGGACGATGGGCGTATCGAGGAACCACTCGCCGCCGAGGATCCGCAGGGCCGTCGACTTGAACGCGCCTTGCTTGCCCTCGAAGATCAGCACGTTGTCGAACCGGCAGCCTGGCTTCATCACGCGCGCGACGGCGCCCATCAGCCACCAC